ATTCAGTAAGTAAATCTAATGCCAGTTCAAAACTCGTGGGAACTATAGCGATTCCTTGATGCCAAAAAGACTGAGACACGTCTTATGGGTGATGTTGAACGTCATCTTATGCGCAGACCAGAATCAGACCGTCGAACAGATGTTCTACACCCTTCTGAAATAATTAAATCAGATTGGTGCCACAGGTATGCCTTCTATCTTTTAAAGGGAGGAAAGAAACAGCAAGAAAAGCCATCTCTACGACTTCAGAACATCTTTGACGAAGGTCACGCTATTCATGCAAAGTGGCAGACTCGATTTTACGAGATGGGCAATCTTTATGGAAAATTTAACTGTATCTATTGTAAAAATGTAACTTTTGGATTGTCTCCACAGGAGTGCGAAACCTGCGGCTGCGATGTATTGGAGTATGGAGAAGTATCTCTAAGAGATGAGCCTCTCCGTATTGCTGGTCATACAGATGGCTGGATAAAGAACCTTGGAGAAGATTGCCTTATAGAAATCAAGTCTATTGGTGCTGGAACCTTGAGGTATGAGGCTCCAGAACTTCTTATGGATGCAAACCACGATGTGACCAAGGCGTGGAAGAATATACGTAGACCTTTTCGTGGACACCTAATGCAAGGGCAGATGTATTTGGAACTTGCCAAGCGTATGTATGGAGATGAAGCGCCTAATGAAATAGTTTTTATTTACGAACTTAAGGCAGACCAGGATTACAAAGAATTCACGGTAAAAGCAAACTTTGAAATAGTTGAAAGAGTTTTTAATGCAGCCCAAAAGGTAGTGAATGCTGTAGCGGCTGATAAGATGCCTGAGTGCAATGTTTCAGAGGACGGGTGTAAGCAATGCGACTTGATTCCATAGACCCATCAGCGTTAGTTACAAAACCAACTTACGCATTAACTCCACTGCCACCAGATATCACCTCATTGAGCAGTGAGCAACTGGCTGAGTTGTTTACGATTCTTACTGGATGGGCTGATTACACTGCATCACAACTTGCAGAGGCTCAGTTAGATGAAAGAGCCGCTCAAAGAAAATTCGATTTAAAGGTTAATCGCCTTACGGTTGAGAAAATGGGCAATGCTACAAAAGGTGACAAAGTGACCCTTATCAAGGCTCAGATTGCCATTGATGACGAGGTTATACGATTGGAAGAAGAGTTTGAAGAGCGGTATGCTCGGAGAAAGATTCTAGAGATGATGCTCAATAATCAAGAACGAGACATCACGCTAGTTTCAAGAGAAATAACTCGTAGAACGGCTGGAGGGCCAAGGAGGGAATACGTATGAAAAAGTTATTAGTAATCGTTTTATTGCTGGCAGGATTGTCTGCACCAGCACAAGCAAGCACACCAACAGTTGCAATTATTGATGTCGGGTTTAATACCTCGTTATTTGCAAACAACGTTGTCTATGAAGTTTGTATCGTATCTGTAGCGGCATGTCCAAATGGAACACGCTTTCAGGAAGGTGCGGGAGCAGCCACTGTTGCTGCTAATTCATTGCCAGCATTTGCTCATGGAACTAACATGCTTTCAATTCTGACATCAGTAAACCCAGATGCAAAAGTTGTGTTGGTTCGTGTTCTTGGATTAAGTGCAAACGGCAGAGCAGGAACATATTCAATTGATGATGTAACTGCTGCGTTGAAGTGGGTTGTAAATAATTACTCTAAACTCAATATCAAAGCAGTAAGTATCTCTCAAGGAAAAGTCAATGGTGCTTGCAGAGCAACTTTTGATTTAGTTAACAGCGTTAAAACTTTGACTGCTGCTAATGTGGCGGTAATTGCATCTACTGGTAATGAAAAGAATCGAACTAATATGGCTGTTCCTGCTTGTATTGACGAAGCCATTTCTGTAGGTGCTACTGACAATCCTGAAGTTAGCAATACTGGCAAGGGTTGGGATGTATCGGCTTCACCAACAGTTGCTTTGTACAGCAATGGGAATGCATCAACAGATTTTTACACTAATGGTCGTTTCTTTTACACCGCTATGAATGGGACACGTCAGTTCTCTGTTGGAACTTCAAACGCAACAGCAGCCTTTGCGGGTTGGTGGATGGATAATTTGCGCCCAACAATTGCTGAGACTTATTCTTTATTCTCAGCAACTGCTACCACTACATCTAATCAATGGTTAACAGGAAGGTATGTATTTATTCCATGAGTGACCCAATTTTGCCCGAAGCACATCAACTCATTAACAATGATAGGAATGAGTCCTATGACCATCCCTTAGATAACTTCAACAGAATAAAAAAAGGATGGGAAGTTATCTTTGGTTTTAAAGTTAGTGAAGAGCAAGTTGGCCTTGCTATGGCATGGGTAAAGATTGCACGGGAAGCCTACAGACATAAGAGGGATAATCTGGTAGACGGCGCTGGTTATCTTGGAACTGTAGACATGGTCATTACTGAAAGAGAACGCCGTGCCAACAAAAACGTTTGATGGCAATTTAAATGAGGGCGAACCAGTATCAATAGGGATTGACCAATCTCTTACTGGTTTCGCCTTCACTGCTCTTGCAACACCTAACCCAAATCAATATCACACATGGGTATACAAATCTCCATATTTTGGAATAGAGCGTCTTGTAGATATACGGCAATTTTTATTTGACCATTTTGACTACATATCTGAAAAGCACGAAATTCAAGACATTGCAATGGAAGGCACAGTTCTTGCCAGTCATTCCGCTCTTGTACTGGGTGAGTTATCTGCCCTTGTAAAACTTACTGTCTACGATTATTTTGACAATAACACTAGATTTCCCTTGATGGTTCCTCCTATGACCTTGAAGAAATACGCAGCAGGTAAAGGAAACGCCAAAAAACAAGAGATGCTCCTACAGATGTACAAGAGATGGGGCATAGAGTTTAATGATGATAACGCTGCAGATTCATATGCTTTGGCTAGATTGGCAGCAGGCATCTACAAAGACAAGGTAGAGCAGGCTGTAGTTGAGCAAATAAAAGACCCTAAATACAGAGACCAAGCAAGACTTTAGTCTTACCATTTAGTCCTAGGAGTGGCACCACATCGGAACCAAAGGACTAAAAAACGTGTCTACACAAGAACCAGTAATTACTGCTGAAGAACCATTTCTCCGCGTTAGTGCGGGCTCAAATCCTCAATCTGTTGCTTCAGCAATTGCCCATGCAATCTATGACAAACACGAGGTTAAACTTCGTGCCGTAGGTGCTGGTGCAGTAAATCAGGCAGTCAAGGCAATTGCAATCTCTCGTGGCTATGTCGCACCTCGTGGCATGGATTTAACCTGTAAACCAGGCTTTACCACGATTGAAAGCCGCGATGGAGAAATAAGCGCCATCGTATTCGCCATTACAGCGAACTAAAACAGGCTTATCCTTGGGGTAAGCAAGGGAGTTTTACTATGGCAAATTGGTCAGATATGGGATATGCAGTGCGTCGTCGCATGGGCATTCCTTCAAGCCACTCAGAATCGGCAGGTACTATGAAAAATCGCAATATTGACACACCAGAAGAAGTTCTCGCATCTGCAGCACACTCTGCAAGTCCACGTCGTTATGTAGGCATGGATTATTCAGGTGTGACAAATGTTAGCGCAAAGCCTCTTAAAGGCACACTAATGCCTAAGAAAAATACACAGGCTGGCGACCCAATAACTGCAAACAAAGCAAACCGCAAGAATGTTCCTGCAGGTAATGCAGCACAGTCTGAGCGTATGGGTGCACGTTATACCATTGGTGCAAAGTTTCCAGCAGTTTATTCTGCGGAAGCATCTGCAACATTGGCTAACGCAAAAGTTGTGCCTTCAGTTGTTGGACGTCAATCTCCAGACTTTAACTACGGAGCAAAGAGCGGCTACTAAAATGCCAAATTCTGTTGCACAATTTGGTGACGACGATTCTGGCTTTAACGCTTATAAATCTCCAAGGTTAGACATCGACTCACCTGTATCGTATGGTTCTGCAACTCGTGGAACATACGAATCACGTACTGCGTGGAAAACACGAGACATGAGTCGTGGAGGTCCTCTTCCTTATTCGAAGAGGAGTGCAGGTTCTGTATACAAATTTGATGATGACTCTTCTCCTAATCTTCCACGCTCAGACAAGGGTGTAGGAAGAAATGAGTAGAAATGAAGAATTTAGCGTTGGCAATAATGTCTCTGTTCCTTTAGCATCTGAAGGCGCTGCTCGTTATGCAAGAGAAGCAGGTCTTAACCGACCTAATCGTTTTGATAATGTAGTTGTTAATACACCTCAAGCAAGAAAAATTGCACAGGAATACCAAGAGGCTCCGTCTTTTGACCCTAAAGCCATTCCTCATTACAAAGCAATGGCAGAAGAAACAAAACGTCAATTTGATTTTATGACTCGTCCTAAAGCAAAAGGTGGACTTGGAGTTGATGTCCAAGTAACACAACATGACCCATATGCAAAAGCCGCTCATATGATGCAAGACGCTGGACAAGGAAGATTTAAAGTTTTTTCTTCAGCATCAACAGGTGGTCACCCATATTTTTCAAATGAAGAGAACGACATGTTTCGTGCAGTACATGACTTTTTTGGTCATGCTGCAACAGGAAGAGGATTTGACCCACATGGCGAAGAGGCTGCCTTTCGGAGTCACCACGCTATGTTTTCTCCTGTGGCTCGACCTGCCATGGCAACGGAAACTCGTGGACAAAACAGTCTTTTAAATTATGGAGATAGAAAAGGCGAGTTCCCAGAGCAGAAGGTAGCCGTCCTAAAGTCGTCTGGACTAATAACTCCAATTGGTCGTCGTGCAGAGTTTCTTCGTTCTGCTGTTGAGGCTAAAGCAGCCCACGAAAAAATGTTACGAGGGTTCAAGTCATGACCGTAAAAGCAAAAGTTGATATTAAAACACTAGAATTTATGCTTGATTTACCGCAATCTTTTGTAATAAAAGACATCTCTTTAGATAAAGATACTGCTACTTTAACTATAGATACCTCAGATGAAACTCCTCCTGAGTTTTCCCTTGTGTATGGTTCAGATGAGTACGGAAATGTTGCTTTAACAGGATTTGATGAGGTAACAAGTGATTAGTCATGAAGAGTTTGCTAGAAGAGTAAATGAAGACGAGGGTGCTTCTCGTACATTTCGTGGTAAAAAAGAAGTGAAAGGCCCTGGAGTTATGGTCTCTAAAGAGGGTGCAGAAGAAAAAAGCGCACCTCCTTTAACCCCCTCTCAGGCTAGGTCATACTATAAGAAACATGCTCCTGGTGCAGACGCTGCAGAAGCCCATGGTGGTTGGAAACAAGGTGGAATTGTTTTTCAAGATAGTAGTCGTAAATATGAGTCTTTAGAAGATGCACGAGATGCAGGCAGAGTAAACAGACAGATTGCTGGTTGGGATTTAGGAAAGGGCAACGAAGAGCATGGTGTGGACATTCTTCATCCAGAAGGTGGAAATGTTTATTTTGCTAGAGAAATGCCTGGAATCAATTCTGATTGGAGATGGCGTCAGACTTCTAGAACAACTAGCGAATATGAAAAGTTAGCGCCTAAACCAAAACGAGGAGACAGAGTAAATCTTGCACACGTAAATCGTGGTGCAACAAGAAAGACAAGGACAGGAAAGACTGTTCCTGTTACTTTAAATGAGGTAATGGCAACTATTTCTAAAAATAGAAGAAGGACAGGTATCTGATGCCAACAGGTGCTAATAATTTTTCTGCTAGTCAGAACTGGCAATCACTTGGTGCTGGTGGTTTTTATGGGTACAACAACCAGGGTGGTGCAGGAACTCCTGTAGCCCATGACACTATGGACGCTCTGCGTATTGGTGTCGGTCGTGTTCCTTCTGCAGAATATCCAGACGGATATCTAGGAACGATTCGTTCACGTCGTGATGACAGGTTACTTGATAGTGTAAAGTCTCGCGTTAATCAAAAGGCTTATCAACGCGGTGTTCACAAAGGTGAGCGTATCGAGCCATCGATGTACTTTTGGCCTCAAGAATTTACTTCTGACATGGGAATTATGCGTCAGATGCGTGCAGTACCTGATGCAAGTTCAGGTGCAACTGTTTACCGTGCACCACGCTTTGCACCACAAACACAGTTAACACCTGCGCCACATCTTGTAAACGATGGTAAATCAAATTTGGTTTCTGATGCTCCTGGTCAAATTGATGTTCGTCGCCAAAATATGTTGGCTTATCTGAAACCTGCGTGGCGATAATGGCATATTTTGGAGTTAATGAACATGGTCGTTGGGACAAAAATTTAGCACAAGCACAGTTCCACACTCACGTGCAGAACATACTTGATAAGTATCACACAGCCAGCCCTGAATTAATTAAGGGTGGCTCTGCATGGTATGAACGTGCACATGAGGAAGCAAAAAAGATTGGTGGTGGTGACGTTCGCAAAGGTGCAGGAATTATTGCTGCATTATCTCCTTTAAATGATTGGGATAGAAACGTTGCTGAAGCACATGAATTGCGCAAAACAGGGGGCGTATCAGGCGCTCTTCTTCCACAGAATGTAGAAAAAGCCAGACGCATTCACAGTGGAGAAGACCCTCACGATGTACTAGGTGGACATAAAGTTCGTAGTTTTTTTGAAAACATTCACGACCCAAGCAACAAAGAGCCAGTGACTATTGACCGTCATGCTTATGACATTGCTATGGGACATCCGTTTGTAGGAACGGGAAGAAAGACAACACAACGTGGTGGTGGAGGAAAGATGTCTCCAGATGTTGGGCTCTCTGCTATGGGACGTTACCAGCATTTTGTTCACGCTTACAAGAAGGCCTCCGAAAATCTTGGTGTAGAAATTCCTAACAGAGCACAAGCAGTTTCTTGGGTTGCACATAGAGGTGCGCTATGACACAGAAATATGATGGAGTTTACGATTACACAAAACCATGGCGTGCACCTGTTCAACCTGACCAAGTAGCAAAGCGTTGGCAATACAACGGCCCATGGTCAAGCAATATGGAGCGTTTGACATCGCAGGCTCTTATGGTTGCAACAATTCCTGCTGCTGAAATTTCACAGATGGTTCGTCCACCATTGCCACAGATTCGTCTATTTCCAGACCGTTATGGATATGACCGTCGTGCTGTAGGCATAGATGACGTTGTTACTGTTGATAGAAATTATGTTGAGCCTCGCATTTCCTGGTACTCAGGAAGCCCTGCGGGATACACTGGTGCAAGTAGAAACACGTTAGGAAGCGAATAATGCCAATCATAGGTCCAGTAATAGGTGTGTTAGCACGTGCTGCTGCTTCAAAAGTGGCACAACGTGGCGCAACCGCTGCTGCAGGTCGTGCTGCAAGTTCAGCACAGTTTGCACGTGGAGCATCTACTCTTGCTAGATTTGGAAAAACAGCAACAACAGTTGGACGAGGCGCACTGTTAATGTCTACGTTTATGGGAAGTGGGTCTTCAGGTTCTCAAGCAGCGCCTGCTCAAATGCCAACTGAATCAGGACCAACAAAGAAACAGGGTCTTGATACATACGGAGATGGAATTTACTAATGGATAAAGATTTCCTATCAGAAGGAGGAATGACTCCTGCAGAACAGCATGGAGCAGTGATGCGAGCATCTGCAGTTCCTGTTTCTGAAATGGAAGGGTATTATCCTTACTACAAGACTTCTGGTAAAAGTGCAGACATGCTTTCTAAAGTCTTGTTTGAGTCTCGAATGAGACGAGAAATGCCAGAGATGAAAGGAGATGCGTAATGGCTGATGACGGCGATGGCGCTTTAACAATGGAACTTCAGGCTCGAAAGATAGCCGAAAATGCCACCCTTTATAATGGTTCTTCCGCATGTCCGACCTGTGGAATGATAATCAACCCTGTAGAATTTCTAGCAAATCAAGGGCACTGCACTGGCTGTGTAACAGTCAAGCGTCAGAAGAGAGCAAAGGAACTAATGCAATGATGTTCAATGACCGTAGAAAGTCTAGTCTTCCCAGTACTGATTCTTTAGCAAACACATATGGCACAAACCTTCCTGGTGCTACAGGAAAGAAGCGCACTGCAGCGCAGTGGGAAGCAAGAGCATCTGTTTTGGCTGCGGGTCGTTCAGGCGCCATTAAAGCCACACCAAAACCTAAAAAAGAACCATCAAAGTTAAGCAAAAAAATTGGTGGAATGATTATGGGCACTGGGTCTAGTAATAGAAAGACCGTAAAAGAAAACCGTGCTGCTATTAATGCAGAACTAAAGAAAGGCAAATAAATGGCAGTCAACTCATCTCGTTCAATGAACAAGTCTCTTAATGATGGAGCGACAGACGGTAAATACCGTAAAGTTCGCCCAGATACAGAAGAGAATGCAATGAATACCTCAGCAACTGAGGCTAATCGTCAATCTCTACATCCATTCTATGGATATGGGTTTACTACAACTGAATATCCAAACAAGGTAAATCCAGGAAAGTAGTCATGGCAAAAATCTCTCCTAAACAATTTGGTGCTTCTCCTGAATGTGAAGTTTGTTACGCAAAATTGCATGAGACACCTCTTTATCGTCATGGAGGAAGTGTTTACTGCGAACAAGACTTAGATAGGGCCATAAATGAAAAATGGCATCCTGGTTCTAAAAAAATTACAGAAATAAAAAGGTAATACAATGGCTAAAAAAGTTACTCATAAGAATCTTGGTGAAGCAGTTATTGCAAGAGAGTCTTTTGTAGGACCAAGCAGCCGTGGCGGTTCTATTGCTGAAGTTGGTACCGAAACAGGAATGTTGCCATCTCATCTTGCCGAAGCAATGCGTTCACACAATCCAACTTATGTAGTTAAATCTTATAACACCCCTGTTGCATGGCATGGAGATAAGGGATGGGTAGTTCCTGATGTTAATTACAGTAAAACTACATCTCGTTTACAGGGCGGAATTCGTCGTTCAATCAATGCGCATTTTGCCGATGCGCATAACAGCGCAAGGAGTTAACTGTGGGTAGCATGCACGCTGAAGAATACGCTTCAATGAAGGGCAAAAATAAAGACATTGGATTGCTTGCTCATCTCCGAAGCAATTTATACCCACCAGTTCCTTCTTCAATGCTTGGACCATCAAAGCGTGCAATCAATGCCGTTAATCGTGGAAAGCATGATTCAAAGATTAAACTCCCAGATGGCATTACTTGGCGTGGACAGAAGCACGCTCCAGCACACGCTATTGTTGAAGGTCATCGTCTTGATGCCTGGATTAATCCTGTAGACTAATTCCATGGCTAAAGGAAGAGGCGGGAAACCTGCTGTATCAAAAGTTATGACCAATGATGGTCGTAAGAACGGCAAAGCACGTAAAAAACACCCAAAGACCAACCGTAAAACGGGTAAGTCTTGCTGTGGCTATTCCATTAAAAGAACTGATAGATTAGGACATGACCAAGGTCATACAAAAGTAGCAGCATAAGGAGCATTATGTCTAACGTACCACTCATCGGTTCTAAGAAGGTTGAAAAGAAAGAGACCTTTCGTCTTCTACATTGCTGGGTTTGTGACACTCTAGAAGAGTTGCCACCATTTGAAGGTCCAGCAGACCAAGACTATCTTCTTGCTGTTGCCTGTGAAAGACACGTATTTGATTCTGGAGAACCACATAAAGGAAATTTATTTGTTGATATTCCTGTAAAGGCATGGCAAGACGCAGAGACACGCAAAGATACCATTCGTCAAATACGACAAGGTGGTTCAAAAGGCCTTGCTGAAATTGATGACACCTTTTATGACACTCGCTCTACCTTTATGGAAGATGCGATGAAGTGTTATCAAGCACACAATAAACCAAAAGATGGCTGCAATGATTGGCACCACTCTGACAAGATGTTGATTCCTAATACAATAAAAGAGCGTCGCAAAGAGGGTCTTGAAAGTTATGAAAACGCATCAGGAGTAAAGACCTATCTTTGTGATTTTTGTCCTGTAGCGATAGGTGTAGCACAACGTAAACAGAAATTGATGGGACTATAATAATGGACGAAATAAAACAAGTAACTGACCCTGTAGAGACTGAAAAGGCTTGGGAAGACTTAGGAAGACCAAATGAATCCACTCCTAATGCTGTGTTTAGATTTACGATAACTTCTTTAACCGATGGGTCTTTAACGACTTCTGTAGAACCCGCAGATGAGATAAATAGGCTTGTTAGAACGGCTTCTACTTTTGATATATACCAATCATGCAAAGAGATTAGTCAAGATATAGAGAGCATGATGCTGGCTGACCGTGTGGCAAAGGCTGTTGTGGCTAATATCCAACCAGCAGATAGCGCCAAAGAATTACGAGATAAACTCCTCTCTGCATTGAGCGATAGAGGCATAGAGACACCGAAAGCCTAAAGAGACATAGACTAGGCGTATGGAACGCCAGTTAGGTCTAGATGAGCCTGTTGAGATTCAACGTGGCTCTACTTCCTATTTCTCACAGCCTGAAGAAGAGTTAGACCCTCAACTCTTTACTGGCACAGTTCTCAAAGGCTGGGTGCGTAACGGCATTCTTCATCTTTTATTTGATTTTTTGAATGAAACTTACCGACACCCAGACCTTTGGGCTCACGCTTGGATTGCAGGTTCTGCAGTTTCTTTTCAGTGGGCAGCACATCGTGACCCAGGAGATTTAGACGTTCTTATTGGTGTTGACTATGTGCAATTCCGCAAAGCGCATCCTGAGTACATTGGCTTATCTGATACGGAAATTAGCAAGATGCTCAACGAAGATTTTCGTGAGCAGTTGCAACCAGAGACAACTAACTGGCATGGCTTTGAAGTTACTTTTTATGTAAATCCTGGTGCTACGGATATTCGCACAATCAATCCTTATGCTGCATACGATTTAAAGTACAACGAGTGGACAGTCTTTCCACGTCGTACTTCTGCACCCCGTAATGCTGCATGGGAGAAGGCTGCACAACGTGACAAGACTATGGCTTCAGACATCGTTACTCGTTACTCTAGGGCGTTAACAGAAATGCAGTCTGCTCCTAACGATGCTGCACGTCGTAATGCTGAATTTAAGTTAGAGCAGGCTCTTGAACATGGTTCGATGTTATTTGAAGACATTCATCGTTCTCGAAAACTTGCTTTTACAGAATTTGGTAGGGGATACGATGACTTTTATAACTACCGTTGGCAAGCAGGAAAGAAATACGGAACTGTACCCGCATTACGCAAGATGCATGACTATCTCAAAGCACGTCAAGAAGAACAGGCCGTTGAAACTTATGGCGTAGAGTTACCAGATACACAGACGCTCATAAGGAGAGCAGCAACTTATAGAGTAAAGGAATAACTTGAACATACTTCTATCACTAAACGGGGTACTACGGGCGGAATCTGGAGAACCAAACAGAGCAGGGGTAATCCTGTACTACGCTCTTAATGCTGCACACCGTGTTGCCATCATTACAAAAGATGATAAAGACAATGCAAAACATTGGTTACAGTCTCACGGCATAATCGGCTACGATGATTTGCTGGATAACTCTGTTGATTTAGCGGGCGAAGACTTAAAGAAGCGTCAGTTTCTTCTCAGCAGAGGAAAATCTCCTGTTGAAATGTACATTGACTCTGACCCAGAGATGTGTGCGTGGGTATTTGAGCACCAGAATGTTCCTACTCTCCTGGTCAGTCATCCAAGTTACTTGCCAGTAGAACATCGACCAGATGCTCCTCGCAAGGTTCGTGCATGGAATGAGATTGAAGAGGCTGTTACAAGAGTTAACATTGCTAAATCAAAGTTTGCATCACAACCAAAAGATGTAACTCTGTGGGATGACTGATGATTATTTTCTCAGGTACAGAGGTTGGCAGTAATCGCACCCTTCTAGAGGGTATGAAGGTCGAGTCGATGGGGCTCAACTATTGGGGTTTGCGTAAACGGGGACTACCAAAAACAAAGACATGGTTGATATCTGAACATTTTGATGACAATACAAAAGTTTACATTGAATCAGGTGCATCACAAGCGGACAAGTCTGGTCTGTCCAAAACAGAGTTAGAAGACCTTGCCGCTGACTACCAGGAGTTTCTGGTTAACAACGCTGACAGGGCCGCAGCCTTCTTAGAGTTTGACTCACAGACTCTGGGCAAAGAATGGGTCGCCCAACAACGTTCCTTTTTCAGTAATGACCCTAAGTTATGGGTAATCTGGCATCAAGAGTACGGGATACAGAACCTCAAAGAACTATCAGAGCAATTCCAAAATGTTGCAATACCCAATGAAGAGATTGAATCGGTAACTAACCTTGCAGGTATTGTGAGGTCATACCAGAGACAGTATGGAACCCATTATCATGGCATTGGATGTGCCAAGCCAGACAACTTGAGACAGATACCATTTGCCACAGCCAGCACATTGTCATGGATATCGCCTATGAGACGAGGCGAAACAATCATCTGGGATGGAACAAAGTTAGTTAGATATCCCAAGAAGATGAAGGACCAAGCCAGACCTCGCTATAAGGCGATTGTAGAGAAAGCAGGACTGGACTATTTAGAGTTTGTCAACGATAGTACCCTTGAAGCCACTAAGGTAGCGGTGTGGTCATACCTACGATTGGAAGAGTCAATGGATAAGAAGAGACCCGATTTACACATCATTGATGGTGGAAAAAAAGAAGAAGTATCTGATAACAGCGATACGCCCCTTATGTCGGGTTTGATGGAATTAGGGGGGTACCTTTCTGATAACAGTGGAGCAGAAGGGAGGAAAGTGGAGCGAAGTGAAGTGGTTCCACGAGCCCCTGAAGAGATGCAGAATTTACCTGTCTTTGGCTTTAAAACAAAAACTGTAGTAGAAACAGATGAAGATGGAAAGGACATTCTTAAAGATGTACCCGTCATTCAAACGCAGAGTAGTTCAATTCGTCAGTGCAACACTTGCTTTGTCGCTGCTAATTGCCCTGCTTTCAAGCCTGATAATTCTTGTGCCTTCAATCTTCCAGTAGAAGTTAAGACCAAGGAACAACTAAAAGCCCTGCTCACAGCCATAATTGAGATGCAAGGACAGCGTGTAGCGTTCATGCGTTTTGCCGAAGAAGTGAACGGTGGGTATGCAGACCCTAACGTTTCACAAGAGATAGACCGACTATTTAAGTTAGTCAATCAGGTCAAGGAGATGGAATCTAACAAGGAGTTTATACAGATTACAGCCCAACGCCAGAGCGCTGGTGGCGTTCTTTCAGCCATCTTTGGAGACCGTGCTCAAGCATTACGTGAGTTGCCAGAAACGCTAAAAGAAGATACGGTTACAAAAATAATCACAGAATCTATTGAAGAGTGATATCTGATAACAGGTAAAATGGGGAGTAAAATCATTAAGATTTTAAAGTTTATACCAGATTTAAAAACTACTTCTATAGAAATCTCTTCTCCAGTCCCTGCCATCACGACCATACCAAATTGGTACAGGACTATACCTCAGTTTATGAATGGTGAAAAGAAACTTAAAGTAATTCCTGGTGAAAGAAGCGTAAATACTACTGTAAAACGTTGCACCCCCTTTTTGGATGGAATGACCATAGGTTATATGCTGGTTTTGTCAGACGATATTCAAGTTGTAATAGATACTCAAACAGGTTTTCAAGGTCTTTGGTGGAGAACTTCTTCTACATTAGTTACTGAACATGCTTCAGAACAACATCCAAATCTTTACATTTCAGAAGAATATTCAAATAAAGTTTTTAAATGGGCAAATGAATGGCAGTTACAAACTCCTCCAGGTTACAGTCTCTATTGTTCTCATCCTTCTAACAGGCTAGACCTTCCCTTTCATACTTTTACAGGAGTTGTTGATTCAGACCTTTACCCGTTGTCTACTCAATTTCCTTTTGTGATTAAAAAAGACTTTGAAGGTATTATTGAACGAGGAACGCCTGTTGCTCAACTAATCCCAATAAAGAGAGATTTATGGAAGTCTCAAGTTGAACTTTACGATGAAACAAGTCACCCACGAAGAATGCGTCAATTTTTTGGAAAAATAGACAGGGCATACAAAAACAACTTTTGGTCTAAAAAGGTTTATCAATAGTTTAACAACCTGCATTAACTTTTGAACTTTTTGCTATTGATAGGTGCATGATAGGATTTTGAACATAACAATGTTCCTCCCTTTTTAGGGGTATTTAACAATTATATGAAATGGTAGGGGATATGAATTATTTTTCTTTTAAGTTGGCTGAAGACTTTGTTACTCAATACAAAGGCAAGAAGTCACCTTTTGGTTATCAAGACGCTGGCGGGAATTCTGTAGGAGAGATTACCTTTCTTCGTACCTATTCTCGTCTAAAGGAAGATGGTCGCAAAGAGACGTGGGTTGATGTATGTGAGCGGGTTATCAATGGCATGTACTCTCTACAGAAGGACCACGCTAAGAGTCAACGTCTTCCATGGTCTGATGCCAAAGCAGCAGCCTCCGCTAAGGAAGCATTTGACCGCCTCTTCAATCTAAAGTGGACACCACCTGGACGTGGTCTGTGGGTCATGGGCACGCCTCTTGTGAATGTCCAACGAAACTCCGCAGCATTACAAAACTGTGCATTCGTCTCGACTGGTTCCATGACAAAGACAGACCCAGCAAAACCATTTGCTTTCTTAATGGAAGCATCGATGCTGGGAGTTGGTGTTGGTTTTGATGACAAGGGCGCAGACAAAGACTTCACTATCTATGCACCACAAGGAGAACTCGATTATGAAATCCCTGATACAAGAGAAGGCTGGGTTGAATCAACTGCATCACTTATTAATGCCTACCTACGACCAGACTCTAAGGCTCCAAAGTTTGATTATTCAAAGGTTCGCCCAGCAGGAGAACCAATTAAGATATTTGGTGGAACAGCAGCAGGACCAGACCCGTTAATTAAACTTCACGACTTGATTCGTGGAATGTTCGATAGTCGTGCAGGTCAGAAATTAACTCGCAGAGACATCGCAGACATCGGCAACATGATTGGTGTCTGTGTTGTATCTGGAAATGTTCGTCGTTCTGCTGAGTTGCTTATGGGCAGACTTGATGATGAAGAGTTTCTAAACCTTAAGAACTACGACAAACACCCAGAGCGCCTTGCTCATGGCTGGATGTCAAACAACTCTGTTGAGGTATCTGTTGGTCAAGACCTATCGCCAATCATTGATGGTATTGCTCGCAACGGTGAGCCAGGAGTTATCTGGATGGATGTCACTCGCAAGTATGGTCGCCTTGCTGACCCTGAGAACAACAAGGATTGGCGTGCTGTTGGCTACAACCCATGCGCTGAACAGTCACTTGAATCCTACGAATGCTGCACACTAGTTGAGACCTACCTCAATCGCCACGAGAACCTAGAAGACTTTTTGCGCACCCTAAAGTTTGCATATCTTTATGCAAAGACTGTAACGCTTCTTCCTACTCACTGGGAAGAGACCAACGCCATCATGCAGCGCAATCGTCGTATTGGAACTTCTATATCTGGCGTTGCAAACTTTGCAGATAACAGGGGCTTGCCAACTCTTCGTGAGTGGATGGATAAAGGCTATTCAGTAATTCAAAGTTATGACAAGAACTACTCTGAGTGGCTAGGTATCCGTGAGTCAATCAAGACTACAACTGTTAAGCCAAGCGGAACAGTCTCTATCCTTGCTGGTGAATCTCCTGGAGTTCACTGGTCTGTTGGTGGCAAATACTTTATGCGTGCTATTCGTTTTGCAAACAATGACCCAATGCTTCCATTGTTTAAGATGGCGAATTACAGAGTAGAACCCGCCAATGAATCTCCTGATACGACTTCTGTTGTCTTCTTCCCTGTAAAGTCAGATGCTATACGTTCTGAGAAGGATGTAAGTATCTACGAGAAGATGGCACTTGCTGCTACTGCACAAAGATATTGGTCAGATAACTCTGTAAGTGTGACTATCTCATTTGACCCTGAAAAAGAGTCTTCGGCTATTGGAACTGTGCTTCACATGTATGACGGACAGTTAAAGACAGTCTCATTCTTACCAAGTGGTAACCATATCTATCCTCAAATGCCTTACACACAGATAGGTGAAGAGTTCTACAACGATGCAACTATGGAAATCTTCCCGATTGATTTTAGTGGCGTTTATGCTGGAATGGCAGCCGATGCAATTGGTGAAGCGTATTGCACAACTGATGCGTGTGAGATAAAGTTAATCTCAAACACATAAGGAAAAAGCCCCTCGTAATTGAGGGGCTTTCTCTTTTGGTATTGCTTTTGGTATGACTTTGCTTTTTAAGCCTTTACCTATTGCTTTACCTATTTAGTTCTTGCCTTTGCCTTTTGCTATTGCTTTGGCTTTTGGCTTGGTATCAGGGAACTTTGCTATCCATTCTTGGGTTCTAGCGGTCATTCCCTTCCACGCACTCCAATTCTCGCCCCCATTGCTCATGTGATAAGCAATCTGAGCGTTTACCACAGGGTTTAGCAGTTCGGCATTGGAATCCAATCCAAACTTCGCTCTTCTGTCTGCACCCAACTCTCCTAGCATGTTTATCTGAAACAAGCCGTATGAGTTGTCGCCTGTTGAGGCGTTCCCATTATGTGCGAGCGGTCTACCCGATGATTCTTTCTTCGCAACTGCCCATGCTTCTCGTAGGTCTTGCCCTTCGAACCCAACTGCTTTCAGTAGGGCTACTAGTTCTAGGTCACTCAACTTGTGAGAGTTCTCGAACTTGGCAAGCAACTTGTCGCTGGACTCTTGCTCGACTTGGGCTTCCAACGCCTCTGCCTTTGTGGGGCTAAACGCTGGAGTGATTCTCCCTACTCCGAATGTTCCTGAAAGGAACGCGGTAGTTAGAATCAACACTACAAGCCGATTTTGTGTTTCTAGTTTCATCAGTTCTCCTAACCCAGAAAGTCATTGACAATTTCACTCGCCTTTGATTTCTGGTGTCGAACGCGGTGTAAGTAGCGTTCGGTAGTTTTTATGGATTGATGACCCAATCGCTCTTTTACTTCATGGACATCAACGCCGTTTTTAAGTAACTGCGTTGCGTTCGCATGTCGTAAGTCGTGAGTTCTTGGACTCCAACCCATGCCTGATTTGGCTATTGCTTTGTTCCAAATGGTTCTCCATGTATCTCGTGGCAGGTGACTCGGTTCGTCAAGTATGACTTCACCCTTTTGGTATGACTTTGCTCTTTGCGACCTTCGATACTCTCGAACTATCGCTTTACAATCGTCACACCTACAAGACCCACTTGCGTAAGCCCTGAGCGTGCCATGTTGGAACAGTTTTCCGTCTTTCACGAATGGTCGTAAAGACTTTGCTGTGCCACGAGAATCTTTAATTTTACCTTTTGGTATGACTTTGCTTCTCTCAAAGACTAACTCTTCTTTTGCTATTCGATTTTCCCTGACAAACGCCTTTATCTCTAGT